AAAGGGAACATTCTGGAAATTGGCTTCCGGGGTGAAGTAACCGCTGCGCGTGCGTGATGTGTAGGTGGTGCCGATATCGGTTTCGGTAACGGCTGAGTGGAGGTCCACCCAGGTGCCATCCTTGTTCCGCGCCTGCCACTTCCAGATGAGGTCGGCGGTAGCCGATGAGACTGCCTTGAATTCGGCGGTAAGTCCGAACTCAACCATTAGTATTTCTCCCTCAAGCACGGGGTTGACCAGCTTACTGAGGACGGTGACATCGGTGTCGGCATCAGCGGCGGTAACCTCATCGGAGTACTGGATACCGTCCTCGGTCAGCGCCCCCGATACCAGGCGGTCTTCAAAGTCGGTGAAGAATCCGGCCCGGACTGGTATTTCGTCAGGGGCAATGATAATCGCTTTCATAGTCTCTGCCATGATTTACCTCCTTGTTAGGGAGAGCCCCCATGGCTGAGGACTCCCCCTCATTTACTTTAGTTGGTTACACCAATTAGGGCGGCTGCCTTAACTGTTGAGAACAGGGCCAGAGATACATACCACTTGATGCGGGTTCTGGTGGCATCCCTGGCCTCCAGGGCGCCAATGGGTTCGACGGTCAGGTGTCCGGGTGCGGTCAGGCCGCACAGACCTGCCTCGCCGAGCTGCATGGCGTAGATGGTGGAGCAATTGCCTTCGGTGGTAGCTGTCTCGTAACCATCGGTCAGGACGTGGGTATTAAGTATCCAGTCGTTGATACCAATGGGGATACCGTCCCAGAGATGGACGAAGTTACCCCACCTATCACGGTCGGTTTCCATTATGCCGGAGCCGGCGGCCCTTACCAGGGCGTTGAGCTTTCTCCGCGAGCGGCGGCTCATCAAGAGCATGTCGGGCTTACCACCCTTTACGGCGTCGATGAGCTCGTCCAGCTTGGCTAGGGTGAGAGTGGCTCCCGTGCCGCCCATAGTGACTACCTGGTCGCTGGCAGCGGTGGTATCAATGAGCAGTCTCAGTCCCTTGAAGTCCTTATCAGCCGCCTCGCCGGTGCCGTAGATAAAGGTCTCCTCAAACTCCTGGGTAATTGCCTTGGTGGTGAGCTCAATAACAGTAGCCTCAAGGTCCTGTACGTTAGAGCGGGTTGCCTTTAAGAAAGCATCAATGTCGGCATTCTCACCGAGGATTTTGAGTTCAGCGGTAATCTTCTCAAAGGTGGGTGGGGTAGGCGCTGACCACTCCTCATTGACGTTATACCACTCGGCTCCGGGTAGGGTCTTTTCCTGGTTATAGATCAGGCTGTTACCCACAATTTCAATAAAGGGTAGTCTCTGAAGGATAGGCGAGTCCTTAATAATGGTCTCAATGACCCCGATTTTCAGCATATCATTGGATAGTTTAGATGCCTCTTCCAGTGTTATAGCCATTAGGTTTTACCTCCTACTGCGTAGTTTATTTTCTCCCGCGGGGACAGAGCTGACAGGTCAGGCGGTGTCCTGATGGGAGCACCAGCGGGAACCTTAGCCGATGCAATTTCAGTCTCCAGTCCCTGCCTCACCCGACTAACCAGGGTCTTGGCCTTCTCCAGTGACTCATTGATAGCCTCAATAGTGTCCCCGATGACAAGCTCCTCAGGTACCTCCGGGTTAGACTGAATGATCAGGTCTTTATAGCCGGCTACAGCCTCGGTCAGCCTTTCTTCTGATTCAGCCATAGCCTGCTTCAGGGTAGCTGCCTCGTTATCCAGATTAGCCACGCTTTGTTCAAGCTCACTGATGCGGGCATTAGCCTTGGTTAGTGCCTCATCTTTTTGCGCGACCAAACCCTCAAGCTCTGCAACCCTGCCCTGGTTCTGCTCCGGTTCTGTCCGGTCGCTGGACGGTAACTCTGGCGAGTTTAGTTCTTCATCTGCCAATCTTTATCCTCCTTAAGGTTATTCCTTAACGTCCTCTACTAAGGCTCCATAGCCCTCACTCTCGCTCGTCCCTGGTAGATTTCGCGTTAAGCTCTTTGTTCATGCCGAGGATGGTTTTCCTTTCCTCAAGCCATCTATCAAACTCTATCTCCGGGTCTTCAACCCCCAGCTCTTCCATTGCCCGGCGCCGGGAGTGGATACCACTCTGTACCAGCGACTGCTCGTTAGTCACCAGCCTGGTCAAGTCGCGGGGTAGTACCGGATTCCAGACTACTCGCAGGCGAATATCACCGAAGCTTTCACCCCGGTATTTCTCCAGCAGTCTGAGAATGAGACTGTTTCTCTGATTATAGGCGGCGGTCCTGATGAGCCTCTTTCGCCTCACCTTCTGCAGTAGTGGCTGAAGCTCAATCTCAAGGGCTACCCCTGACAGGTCCCTGGCGGTGCCACCAAAGGCTGCCCGGGGCGATTCCGATACATCGTGCAGGATTCTATACAGCAAATCAATATAGTTAATGTGGAGCCCGACGCCGCCACCCTGCAATAGGTCAAGCAGGTAGGCTTTAGCGTCCTCTGGTATATTCCACACTGCCCCCGGCTTGACCGCAATATCCTCAGATTCCTCCACATTCTCCAGGACAGCAATGGGATTCCCCGACAGCTCCAGTATTCGGGATAGCTGGCTTATTGACCGGTTAAACTCCCGCTGCGGCTCCATAATCTGGGGCAGGTCGGATATGCCCCAGAACTTCTTGGGCTCTCTCAGGTTGGGGTATATGATAAACGGGATAAAGCCGTAGGGATTGGGTTTCTTTTCTACCTGAACATTATCCAGCCAGAGCTCAAGGTTTTGGTCTGTCCACAGCTCAACAATGTTGGCCGTCTTGCCTTTAGGTCTTGCGTTATACAGGATTTCTACCTCGTCGGCGCTCAGGCTATATTTTGAGGCTACCCTCCATATACGGGAGGTGTCGTCACCCACCCACCAGGCGTAGATGCCCTGAACATCGGGAGCCGTAACCCTGACGCTCTTTGTTTCCTGGTTCCAGATGACCTTGTAGCCGGCATCACCCAGAATGGCACAATCAATCTCGGTCTCGAAGTCAATCTGCTCCAGGTTATTGGCTTCATACACCTGGTATAAGGCTGCCTCGGCTCTCCGCGCTTTAGCTCTGGCTTCATCCGAGTCCTCTACTGCATCAACGGCGAAGTTAATACCGGACATCAGATATGAGGTTGCCTTATCTATAACCACCTTGGCGTAGTTAAAGGTCAGGCGTTTCTCGCCCCGTCTGGCATAGCCTTGCCAGTGCTGACCATAGTAGAAATCAAGTAGCTCCTTATACCTCTTGAGCCTGTCCATATCATGGCGGGCTAACTGGGTGGGGATAAAACCTTCATTCATTGCTTAATCCTCTCTAATTGAGCCTTTCTCTTTTTCTTCAAGGGTAGAGATGATGGAATGGGTAGGGAGTTCTTTAGTGCTCTCTGCACCGTGCGCTGGCTGACGCCGAACGTTAGTGCCAGCTCTTTTACCCCCTTACCCTCGGTGGTGAATAGTTTTACTATTTGCCTGTCCCGCTGTCTCTTCAGCCAGCGCTGCCTGCCTCCGGGCTCGTCATAGATGCATCTTGACAGCGGACAGTTAAGGCAGGAGTCGGCAAACTCACAGCCCTCATCTCGGTAATGGCAATACTCTGGGGGTAAATCCAGTTCATCATGCTGGTTCTCATGAGTTTCTCTGAGTGAAATGTTTTTAGTTTGTTCCATGAAATACCTGCCTAAACTGACTAGACAGTGCCCAGATTAGCACATATGTTCTAATATAGTCAACTCTGCTTTGTCATTTTTTGGTAATTAGGTATTATTTTTGAATTGAGCTAGTGTGACGGGGCTCTTCCCCTCGCCCCCCGCGGTGAGTATTGCTTGGCTGCCTCGACCAGCAGGGCCAGGCTCATCAGGAAATCGTCATGCCCTTGAGCCGGGTCAACATAGAAGTTCATCGTCTGGCTGGGGCGGTACTGGCTCTTGGCCTTTTCCATCTCGGACCAGAACTCCTGGTATTCGGGTGAGCCGTCCCCGGCATACATTTTCAGCCTGCCCGAGTTGATGGCGGCTAAAAGGGTAAAGCCTAACTCTGATTTTGACCGCTGGGTAAAGGTGAACGGCAGCACCCTTGAGCCCAGCGATCGCCTGAGGAATGAGCTTACCGGCTGGCCGACCCCGGTGGCATCAACCGCTACCCGGCGGCAGTGCCATACATTCTTGAGGATGTCAGTTAGCTGGGGATAGAGTTCAGCGTGTTTGCGGCCTGTCCACCAGTATCCAGCTCACCAACAGTAACTACAGTAGAGTCCTGGTGTGGCTTAATGGCTCTTAGCAGGGCTCCTTCCTCTGTCTCGGCCTCGCCGGCGACGTCAATGCCAGCTACATAGACCTTACCCTGCTCAGGCTGGCGTTTTCTTAACTGCTCTCCCTGAAGCTGAGCCCTTTGCTGGGGGCTCAGGTAGCCACCACCGCCATGTATGGGCAGAAGACAGTATTGGGTCAGAAAGAGGGGGTGGTTGTCCCCCAACCGCGCTCTCTCTGCCTCAACATAGGCTAGATAGTCAGGGTTATATTTAGCTACTTCCTGCCAATCATATCGGAAGTGGCGTTTCACCCCGTCCTTTCTCTCCAGCTCAAGGTTAGTCTGCTTTGCCTCCTCCAGCAGGGTGGAGTCATCCCAGGTAGTGCCGTAGTGAACGGTGGTAACATTAGTCGTTGCCCCCATCGGCTTGAACTCCTTGGTGTACTTTTCCTTGCTGACATCTTGGGACTCGTCTATTTCCAGCAGTATATGAGCGGTGTTACCCACCACATTAGCTGACTCATCAGCCGATAGAAATACGGCCCGGGCGTTGCCCAGGCGGATGATGTAACCCAGTTCAGCCACCCAGATACCACTAAAGCCGGCATCGTTGAGCCTGTCTTTGAGCCGCATCATGGAGATGACTGTCTGGGGCTTGAAGGTGGGCGAGCACTTGACCAGGTTCTGCGGCTTGGCTATATATAGGGTTAGCAGCAGTAGCTCAAGC